CTCGACCAGATCGCAGCCGGCAACCACGACACCGACGGCGTGCTGGCTGAAGTTGCGGATCGTGCCTTCGAGCCGCTCCATGATCTTCCACTGGAACGGATATTTCTGCGCGAACTGGTCAATCTCCGGGACTTCCTCGCGCGCCTTGTTCAACTCGACCGTCTGGCCGTGAACCTTCGGCACGTATTTCGAAACCGAATATTCACGCTCAGGAATGCCGGTCGTGCGGCCGACGTCGCGAATGGCGGACGGCGCACCAAGAGTGCCGAAATTCGACACGCCGGCCACACGCTCGGCGCCATACTTGCGCAGCAGATATTCGAACACCTCGTGCCGGCGCTCGGACATGAAGTCGAGGTCGGCGTCAGGCAGGTCGATACGTTCCGGGTTGATGAAGCGCTCGAACAGAAGGCCAAAGCGGATCGGATCGCACTCGGTAATGCCCATCAGATAGGCAACGAGGGATCCACCAACGGAGCCACGACCCGGGCCCACCATGATGCCGTTCGACTTCGCAAACTGCACCACGTCCTGCACCAGCAGGAAGTAGCCCGAGAAGTTGAGCTTCTTGAGCACCGACAGCTCGTAGGCAAGGCGCGGCTTGTAGACCTTCTCGAGCTCCTCGTCGCCCGGACGGTGGCCGAATACCTTGTCGTTGAAGCGCTTCTCCCAGCCTTCCTTGCACGCCTTCATCACCGCCATGAACTCGTCATCCGCCATCTTCGGCAGGGACGGCAGCTGCTTCTTCCACTCGTAGCCGATGAGGCCGGCAAGGACGCGCGTATTGAGCAGACCCTCGCGGAACATGGCGCCAATGCTCGTGCCGCGTTTCGTCAGGTGATCGGCCATGACCTTGATGTGCTCGACCAGCTCCTGCACGCCCATGACGTGCATGTCGCGGTTGTAGCGCATACAGAACCACGGATCGGTGATCTTCTGGTTCTCGGCGATCGCCGTCATCACTTCCTGGGTGTCGGCTTCGCCCTTGGCATAGAGAGCCGGACGCACGACGATCGGCTTTGCGAGCTCCTTGGTGACAAGCTCGGCAGCGATCTGGTTCAGGCGGCCGAAATAGGGCGTCTGGATCGGGATCAGCGGCGCAAAGACTGCCGAGCAGAGCTGACCGAGCTTGTGCGTGATCGTCTCGCAATCGGGATGCTCAAGGACGGACTGGCTGTCGCCAAGCACGATTGCAAGCTCGTCAGGCCCGACCTTTTCGAGCTCCTCATAGAAGTCCTCGAAGCCGAGCTTTGCCTCGTAGTAGAAGCGCACCTCACTGTTTGCGAGCGTCAGCAGCCGGTAGATCGCCTGCATTCCTGCTTCCGAGCGCGCATAGACGGTCAGATAGTAGGAGCGCGGCATGTTCTTGCGCTTTTCGTCGCCCGTCGGCCGCCAGGTCGGATTGTCGGTGAGCCTGAGCCTGGTGCCGATGATCGGCTTCAGCTCGGCCTTCTTTGCGCGATTGGTGAAGTCGATCATGCCGGTGATCGACATGGTGTCGGTAAGCGCGACGACCTTCTCACCTGCCTCGACGGCCGCCTTGACCAGTTGCTCGACGGTCAGGATGGCCTCGCCGACAGAGAAGTCGGTGCGCGCAGCCAGGATGGAGTGCATATCAGGCTCCGGGAAGTTCGTGCCAGGTGTTGATGACGATGACCGTGCCGGCCGGGTGTTCCTTCTCGATCAGCTTGCGCAGCTTCACCACATCGTCGAAGGTCCGCGGTGCGCCCATGTGGTTGAAGCCGATGCTGGCTACACCCTGCTTGAAGTCGGACGAGTAGGAGTAGGAGACGTAAAGCTGCATCAGATCCTCCGCAGCGAAATCCTACCGTCCACATTGTCGACGGCACCAACATGGGTGAGCGCCTGGATTGCCATGCGCGCGTGAGCCTCGGCGGTGTTCTGCTGCCAGGCGAGCGCCTTGACGAACGCTGCCGCCAGAAGCTTTGCGTCGATCGGATCCTTCATGCGCAGCAGAAGGTGGCAGGCCACGCGCAGGAACTGGAACGAGTTGCTGAAAGGGTTCTCACCGCGCTTGAGCTTGCCCACGATGTCGAAGTCACCGCGATCGAGGCGCTCGATCAGGACGCGCGTTTTCTTCGGCAGAACGAGCAGCGCGGGATCGACGGTCTTTGCCGGCGCTTCCTTGACCTGCTTCTTCTGAGTGCGCGCTGCCGGAGCCTCGATGCCGTAACGCTCACGCAGCGCTGCAACAGCTTGAAGGTGAGCCGGCTCGCACAGCTCGGCGAACTTGCATGTGCCGCAGACCATATCATCCTTGCGGAAGGTCACCGCAGAGCCGAAACAGCCAGGCGAAAACTTCGGAATGTTGGTCATCAGAACCCCGGATCAGGCGAACTTTCTTGTGACGGCTTCGATTTCGCGCATGATCGCCGTGCGCTCCGTGCGGCTGGCGCCCATGAGATCGAAAACCATCCAGCTGGTGAGGCGGCGCGGAGCGGAGAACTGAACCCCGACTTCGCGCGCGACCTTTTGCTTCTCTTTGAACTTGTCCAGCTCCCGGACCAGCTCGATCGGCTGGTCGTGCAGGATCTGGACGAACTGACGTGCCCGAGGCGTCAGCCGGCGCATCACGCGCTCCTTGACGTCTTCCTCGATCAGCTTCGTGTCCTGACGCTCGGCCGTGTCAGGAACAGCCTCAGCGAGCGTTGCGCCGTCATCGTCACCCATCGGTGCTTCGAGCGAGAGCGCAACCGTTTCACCGTGCAGGCGCTCGAAGTTGTTCTGCACGTAGCGGTTGATGTGACGCACCATGCCGATGTGCAGGAAGGTCTTGAAGCTTGCGCCGCCCTTCTCGTCATAGGCTTCGCACGCCTTGCACCAGGCAATCCAAAGCTCCTGCTCGACGTCCTCAAGCGAGGTGGTCTTGCCGCCCAGTGCATGAATGCGCCGCAGAACTTTGTAGGCGAAGGCGCGGATCTGCGCCTTCGACTCCTTCGGGTCGCGGTATTTCACTTGCTGCATTACGGGAAGATCCGCTGGAGATACTGCTCGACGGTCTTGCGATCGATGCGCGAGAGGCGGTTACCGAAGGCAAGTTCAAGGCCCATCTTCCAGTTGCCGCCGAATGCGACACCCAGGCGAGCGGCGCAGATCAACTCACGCGGCGAGACGGTCGCGCTGATCTTGCCTTCACCGAAGGCCTTGCGAATGTCGTTGCCGAACCGGACGATCTTCGAAGCATCCGACTTGCTGATCCGCGTCTTGGCGCAAATCACGTTCTCCTCGAGCGCCGGCTCCATGTATTTGACTTCTTCGGTGATGCCGAAGCGCGAGTAGTTCGCCGCGTTCTGCACCAGCGTGCCTTGGTAGAGGCCAGTCTCGTCACCGCCGCCATTCGTGTTGCCGGTTGCGCAGAAGCGGAAGTTCGGATGCGGCTCGATCTTGCGGAACTCTGCCGGCGCTTCCTTGATCAGCAGCGGCTTGCCTTCGAGCACCGGCTGGTAGAGCGCGGTCACGGACGGCATGGCAAAGTCATACTCGTCGGCGCAGTAGACCCAGCCGTGGATCATCGCCATCGGCAGCGGCCCGAGCTGGAACTGCGTGGAGCCATCCTTGACGGTCCACTGTCCGAGAACGTCGGACTCTTGCATGTTGATGGTGTGCTGGTTGCGCAGGAACGGCCGGCGAGTGCGCGCAGCTGCCTGTTCGAGCACGGTCGTCTTACCAGTGCCGTGCATACCCCACAGATAGATCGGAATGTTGAGCTGCAAGCCCACCATGACCTTCTTGAGCAGGTCGATGTTGAACACATAGGCCTTATCGACCTCTGCCAGATAGTCGCGCGAGAGGTGGTCGTGACCGGTGAACACGGTGCAAGGGATTGGCTTGCCCATCGAGTTCATCGCCGCCGGCGCATTGCCGAGTTCGAAGACCTCATGGAACAGCTCGTTCTTGGCAACGAGCGAAGCTGCGCCAACGCTTTCAGTGACGAGCGCTGCCTGGGCACCTGCTGGTGCGGCCGCTGCCTGAGCCGCCTTCTTGGCAGCCAGCTCCTTCTCGCGCTTCTCCTTCATCGCCAGAGCCGTCGGCGACATGAGCGGAGCATCCGGATAATCGCGGATATAGTCCTCGATCGTGTAGTTCGGATGATGGTCGCGCAGGTGCGTCTGAATGATGTGGCAGCGAACACCATCGAGCTGGCAAACGATCTTGCCGTCATCAGGAGTCGCAACAGTGGCGGTGGCCGCCGACGCGTTGTCGGCGACGAGAGCAGTGTCCGTCATGTGAAATTCCCTCTTGTGTGCTAAGCGCTCGCGTCTGCGCTCTAGTAATGAAGAACTTACTTACATCGAGTTTGGGAGTCTATAGGGAAAGTAAGCCCATACTGACATTTTCTTACGTCAGAATGCGCTTCAACTCGCCCATGACGCTGCCCGGCAGGTCGTCGAGCTTGGTGATGACCACATGCTTGTCGTAGTAGCGCGCCACGGAGCGATCCATGATGCCGATGCCGACGGTCTCGATGCCCGTCTTGTTGAGGCGCTCGACCACCGTCTTGAGGTGAGGCCCGGAGCGCCAGGATCCGGCAGGCTGACCATCAGACAGCACGATCATCACCTTGCGCTTTTCAGGGCGTTTCATCAGGCGCATGGCAGCATATTCGAGGGACTCGCCGTCGATGTTGCCGTTCAGACCGCGCTGCGCGAACATCATGTAAGCGAACCTCGCCTTTACGCGCGCATCGAGCCGCTCATCGAAGTCCTTGTAGATCGGCATGTTGATCGGCTCGATCCGATCGTATCGCAGACCGGTCTTTGCCACTTCGTCCTGCATCGCTTCGAGGATCGAGTTGGGAATGCGCGAGAAGTTGCCGGTGGTGAAGCCGAGCACTTCGTAGCTGATCTTGACCCGTTCGAGCGTGACCGCCAGCGCGTAGGACGAAATCATGCCGAGCTTCATCTTGGCACCGCCCATAGAGCCGGAGTTGTCGCACAGAAGGGTCACTGCCGTGTCCTTCGACACATGCTCCTGCTTTTGCGTGAACACGCGCGGATCGCCCTGCATCACGCGATAGAGCGAAGGCGCATGTAGCTTGCCCTTCTTGTGACCAGGCGTGCGGATGACGTGCGACTGCGAGGCGAGCATCCGCTCAATGTCCTTCTGCAAGCGGCCGCTCGTCAGACGCACTTCCTCTTCCATCTTCGGCACCCAGGTCGAATCCATCTTGTCAGGCACGTTGACGGGCTCGATCCGGTCGAACTCGCGCGTGTAGACGAGGTATTCGGCAGGATCCATCGCTTCGACGGCTTCGTCGGAGATGAGGATCGCGATCTGCTTGCTCATGTCCGCTTCTTCGAAGGCATCGTCATCGAAGTCGAACAGGCTCTTACCTTCGTCGTTGCTGACGCCGCCACCAGGAGAGTTTTCGGTGTCGTCGCCGTTCATTTCACCAACGCCGCCACCGTCAGCACCTTCGGTGATCACTTCCGGTGCCTTCTTCTTTCCTTCCTCGTCGGAGTCACCGCCCTTGTCGCCGGACTTGCCGGGCGCTCCAGAGCCATCCTCACCGTTCTCATCATCGCCGCCTTCATCGGCGTCCTCAGACTCATCGTCTCCTTCGCCGCCGGAGCCTTCGCCCTCGTCGTCTCCGCCTTCTTCCTCGTCGCCGTCAGAGCCCTTGTCTTTGCCCTTGTCGTCGTCTTCCTCCTCGCCCTCGTCACCGGCGTCAGACTCGCCATCATCGTCGCCGGCATCACCGCCTTCGCCGTCCTCGTCTTCCTCGCCGTCGCGGGCGTCCTCGTCATCGCCCTTGTCGCCAGCGCCTTCCTCCTTCTCCTCGTCGGACTTGTCGTCCTTCTTCGACTTGTCCTTCTTGCCCTTCTTGTCCTTGGACGTGCCCTCCTCGCCTGACTCCTGGTGATCGCGCTCACCGTCGCCATCACCCTCGTCAGCCTTCTTCTCGGGCTTGTCCTTGCTCTTCTTCGAGGAGCTCGGGCTGCCGGAGCTGCTGTCGCTGTCCTGCCCCTCGTCATCGCAGTCGGACGGTGCCGACGGCATGGGTGGTGCCGGAGGCTGCGGCGGATAGAGAATTGCGTGGAGTTCTTCGGCAATCTCCAGCGTCTCGATCGTGGAGCGCGCCTTCTTGAGCTTCTGGAGGGTGTCAGGCTTCAAGCCTTCGACCACGCCCTTGACGAAGGGGTTCTTCCAGTAGCCGCCGTCATCCATGAAGTCCTGCATCTCCTGCTGACCAGCGAGCGCGCGCATGGTCGGCACGAGCAGGTAGATGAACGCTTCCTTGTCGTTCTTGGCTGTCTCGAGCGCCTTCTTGGTGATGCGCTCAAGGAAGTAGCGGCGCGTGTCCGACAGATTGCGGCTTGAGCCGGGGAAGTCCTCGACCATGCGCCGCTCAATCATCGTGTCCTCCACGATGTTGTGGGTGTTCATGAAGCGCTGCACTTCCGGCTTCTTCAAATCTGCCGCAGACGCACCGCGGCAGTAGTGGTTCCAGTCCGTGTAGAGGACATGAGCCACTTCGTGATCGATGAAGCCCTGGATCGCGCGGATGAAGTCCGGCGATGCGTTGTCCGAAATGTTCGGAATGTTGACCGACACTGGCTTCTTCGTGACCGGATCAGCATTCACGTAAGCCTGGCTGCCACGCTGCGTGACCTTGAGGCCACGACCAGCCAGCAGCGGCACCAGCTTCGTGATGACTTCGCGGAGCTCTACGATTTCACGGTTCATGTCTCTCTCGCGGATAACTAAGCGTTTACTTACGCTTTGAGATACAAAAAGCGCGCTTGGAGCTCAAAAGGAGAATAGAAGCATAGACCCGCCGAACGCAGGGACAATAACGTGGCAAGAGCCGTGTTTTTGATGCTTACCGGTATAAACGGTCACACCTTCAAGGTGGTTGATTGTCAGCTCCGTCATGTCCTGAGCAATCTCCAGTGCATCTTCATTGGACATAAACAGGACAGGTGCATTCTTCGTCATGTGGGCCATCATGCTTCTGGTTTAAGTAAGCGCTTCCTTATCAACAAGGACGCGTAAAAGTGCGCCGCCTCAGATATAACCTGGCGACGCATGGGGTGGATAAATTCGTCAGCTTTCTTCGGGTTCGATCTCCTCATTCGGCACGGCCCTGCGGCCGAACCTTGCCGCCTCGGCGAGTTGCTTACGAGCCGCTTCGACCGCCTGGTCTTTGCCAGTCTTTTCCATCTCGTCGGCTATCCGGCGCAGGGCGTCGGCTGTAAACTTGCCGCGCGGCACATGAACCCGAAACAGGTCCAGGAGTTCTGCCTCGTCTCTTGAAAGGGACGCCTCTGTGAGCGCCTGCTTCATCAGCTCAATGGTGTCCGACGAGTAGTGCTGTCTAAGCGCCATCTCGAACAACTCGGAAGCTGGAACTTTAAGCGCGCGCGCCATGCCGGCAACGCGCTCAAGTGGGAGCTTGCCGTCGCCGTTCTTGATGAATGAGAGCATATTGCGGTTCTTAAAGCCGACGATATCCGCAACCTCACGCTGTGTGAGGCCAAGCTGACTCATCCGTCCTTCGATGAACCGGCCGATTTCGTTGTCTTTCTCGGGGCGCCCCTGTGCTTCGCTCATATTCGTTCCTTAGCGTTCCTCTGAATGCGTTTTGTCGCTCTTAACCGCAAATCGCTTGCGCTGTGACTCACATATAGCGCTGCTCTTGTGGGAATGTAAATTAGCGCATACTTACTGGGCGCCGCTGAGTCGAACCCGCGCCGCTGCCTACAGCCGTGGCGTGCAACGATCGATGCGGTTGTGGTTAAAAATTTGTGGCTATCGACTTTCGAGGGAATCGGGCATCACTAGCGAGCGATCTGATTTTCGGATTCGGAACTATGACGAAGGACACCAGAGCACTTAACCCCGCACAGAGGTATCGGCTTAACCGTGAGGCAGCAGGAGAGGCACAGATCGTGGTCTGGCTTAACGAAAAACTCCGCAGCGACATGGACCAGTTTGTAGCGCAGGGTGGCTTTAAGAACCGGTCTGAGCTGGTCGCGCAGGCAGTGAACGCATTCTTGGAAGGAAGAAGGATGTAGGGCAAAGCAAAAGGCCCCGAGACGGCAATCCCAGGGCCTTTTCAAAATTCCTCTTCGAGATAATCACCCGCAAACCGAGATAACCAATCTCAAAGCGTCACCAAGGTGGTTATCCCGAATCAGAGGTGATTTGTCAACCGGTTGCTAGCGACCGGACTGGCGGAGCTTTGCCCCGATTTGGGGAAGCAAAATGAGGAAAGCGCAACATACCGGTTGGCGCTCGATGGCGGCGCTTGCGCCGTTACCAGTCGAGCCGAGTTCAGCCGACAAACAGGATCTTTTTGAGGCGGCGCGTCTGTGCGCCAAGGCGCTCAGCCTGAATACCGGCTGCCGCTACATTCTCGACCAGCTTTGCGCCGTCTATGGCGGTGAACTGATTGAGGGCCGGATGCTCGTCTGGCCGTCGAACGAATACCTGGTGGAGCGCACGGGCGTTCCCGAGCGCACGATCCGCTACGCCATTCGCCGGCTGATCGAGCTTGGCGTCATCACCACCAAGGACAGCCCGAACGGCAAGCGGTTTGCCCAGCGCTCACGGCAGGGCCAGATCATTCGTGCCTATGGCTTCGACCTTGGCCCGCTCGTCGCGCGCATGGAAGAGTGGCGTCAGATGGTGCAGGCGCAGGCCGAGCGCGAGCATGAGTGGAAGCTGGCCTTCGATGAACTGACGGTGCATCGCCGTTCGGCTCAGGAAGCGCTCAGGGCGCTTGCCGAGTATTTCCCGCAGGAAGACATCAGCGACCTGACGGCGCGAGCCCTCGAGCTTGCCAGACGCTCTCCCAGGCGCTCTGCCAAGGGATGCGCGGTTGAACCGTTCCGGTCGGAGTGGAAGCAGCTGCGTGAGGAAGCCGAGGGAAGATATTATGCCGCCTGTGGCGGCAAGAATGGCCGTCATGAAGACCATAACAAATATGCCCCTGACCAGTCTTGTAACAACGGCAATGAGTCTACTAGTGGGGCCGAACCGCCGAGTCTAACTGCGAACGCCGCGGATTTGATCCACACTTGCCCTGACGCAATGGAATTTTTCGGCGAAGTGCGCTCGGATCGGGAGTTGATTGCGGCCGCCGCGCGCATGAGAGGCGCATTTGGCGTGTCGCCGTCGGGCTGGGAGGAAGCTTGCGAGCGAATTGGGCACCTGCCCGCGGCGGCAACGCTCGTCTATGTGGTGCAGCTACAGGCACAGCCGACGCCCGGATCGGACCCGATCAAGAACGCCGGCGGCTATTTCAGGGCATTGGTGCGCCTGATCAGGGAGGGCAAGGTCAATCTTGCGGGCGAACTGCGCCGCTATGCGCAGCGCAGGCGCGAATGAGCTAGTGTTTGCGCTCGTAGGTGATCGCCGGACGCTTGTTGCGATACTCGCAGACCACGCGGATGGACTGAAAGTCCTTCGGCAGTCTGCCAGGCGCGGCCACCGCGGTAATCAGGCTGACCAGCTCGCGTAGCTCACGGTTGAGCTTTGCCTCGCGAAGCAGGCATTCGTTGCGCGTGACAGGAGAGGGGTCAATCAGACCCGCCACCTGAGTGCCGATGTAGATGACGAGGAAGAACTTCATGCTGCCTCGTTCGCCTCGAGCTCGCCCGCCTTGTCGTCGCGGAAGCGCAGGAAGCGCGGATGACGCAGCGACCCGTCAGGCGTCTCCTCGTGGTAGCGGATCTCGGCGAGGCGGCCGATGAGCTTGCCGTTGGTCAGCGGCTCGGTCGGCTGGACGAAGACGCCCTTGGGGCCGCAGTCGGGCAAAATGCGCAGCTCCTTTGCGTCAGCCTTCCAGAGCTCCCAAAGCTCCTCGCGCTGCTGGTCGGTGAAACCGCCACCAACGCTGACGTTCATGCCGTTCTCGCGCCGAACGATAATGCCGCCGAGACAGTGCTCATACTTGGTCATCGGCTCGCCCTGGAAGACGCCGACGATCGGAAGATCCTCGCTCTCCTCGGCCTTCATCTTGAGCCAGGAGTAGGACTTCTTCTTGTCGTAGAAGCCGTTCGGATCCTTGACCATTGCGCCTTCAAGCCCGCGCTCGCGGAACTTGTTGTAGTATTCGTAGGCCTCATCGACCGAGTTGATGATGTAGCGGGGCGTCTTGGTGATCTTGTCGCTCACAGCGTTTGCGACGAACTCCTCGACCAGCTTGCGCCGCTCCATATAGGGCTTGGCGAAGCTGCCCGGTGCGTTGAAGTCGGCATAGGACATGATGTCGAAGACGTGGAACGTCGCATCCAGCGCCTGCTCGTCCTTGCGCCTGAGCGCGCCCGTTTCATTGAAGTCGCCCGGCATCATCATTTCGCCGTCGACCATGAAATTCAGATCATCGCGAGCATAGCGCGTCAGATCGCCCGGACGAGTGCTGAGCGTAGACCGAAGCGTGTTGTTCTGGCTCACCTGCAGGGCGGCGAGCGCCGTTGCGATCATCGGCTCAACGAGGTGATCGGCCGCCGGCGCACGTTTGCCCGAGCGCGTGAAGAAGCCGCCGTGGCCGTCGCGGCACAGGAAGGTGAACCGGTAGCCGTCGAGCTTCGGCTCGATGATCTGCGGCCAGGTCTTGAGGCGCTTTTCCTCGAACTTCTGCGCGCGCATCACGGAGAAGACCGGGATCAGGCCAGGCATCGCCAGATTGATCGTGGACTCGGCAATGCCGCACTTGAGGTCTTTCATCAGGATGCGCAGCAGGAGGGTGCGCGAATAGTCGTTGAGCGCGGCGAGAACCTCATGGACCTCGCGCTCGGCCGCCTTGCCGGCGAGCCGTCGCGTTGCGAGCTTCGTCAAGAGCGGCTCGATCGTCGGAGTGGTGAAGGCGATGTCCATGCCATTGCCTTCAGGCATCGCCTTCACGTTGATGCCATAGGTGATGTTGGGGTCGTATGCCCATTTGAGGGCGAAGCGCCCGACCTCGAACTTGGCAAGCTCGCAGGTCAGACGCTCCTTCTCCGATCGCGACGAAGTTGCCGCGATCTGGTCAATGAGCATCATTACGTCGAAGGCGCTCATGGTCACTCCTACAGAGACACAGCAGCAGCAAGGTCGCCGGTCGCAGCTGCCTGGTTGATGTTGTCGTTGCTGGATTTCGGCGCAGGCTTGGCAGCCTTCGCAGTCGACTTCGATGCAGAGCGCGTGGTCGTCGTCGGACGCGAGTAGTTGTAATCGAACTCGCCCTTCGGAGCCGTCGCGATCGCCTTCTCGATGCGCTCACGCGAACTGTTAATGAGCGCGCGCTCGCCATCGGGCACGCCATACTTGCTCATGGTCGCCTCAAGCACGACGACCGGAGCGATCCGCTCAAGCACGTCACGGCGCAGCTTGCCGACAGTCGGCGTCTCGGAGCAGTGATCGTCAGGCGCAACGCCGCCGCCAAAGCTGATGCGACGAATGACTTCCGCAGCCGGACACTTGCTGGAGGCGATGCACGCCTGGCAGCCTTTGCGCACTGGCGGGCGGCCGCCGACATAGACAATATCGCGCAGCTTCGCGCAGGCGCTGAAACGGGTCTCGGCGCCGAAGATCGGGCAGACGAACTTGAACTGGTTCGCTTTCGATAGGGTCAGGTAGTGGCGCATCAGAACATTCCAAATTCAGGGATGGATTCGTAGTGGTTGCGCTCGACCGCGAGCCGCTCTGCCTCCTGCCGGCGCACCATTTCCTCGTATTCTTCCTGGGAGATGCCGCGCGCCGTCGGCTGACGAACCTTGCGCAAGGTGTCCTCATCGAGCGTCGGCTCGTCAGGCTCGTGCATACGCGAGGTGTCGTAGGTCGGGTCGAGGTGGTTGATGGTCTTGGGGCCAAGCTTGGAGAACACCGGCAGGGTGATTGCCGAGACCAGATCGTTTTGCGTCTTGGCCTCGCGCTCGACCGACAGGCCAGCTGCGGAGTAGCCCTTGCGCCGGCGCTCATCGATCAGGCTTTCAAAAGCCTCCATTGCCGACGAGACGGTGTTGTAGTGCTCGGCCTTCAGCTGGCCGAACTGGCCGACTCTGCCCCACCGGCGAACGATGACGCATTTACCAGTCACCGTTCGGATCAGCATGAGGTGGTATGATTTCGTCCCGCCCGAATGGTTGAACGATTGGGCAGTGACTTTGATAGGATATTCAGCCACTTAGTTGATCCTCAGCTCTGCACTTGCTTCAGTTATAGCGAGACGCGCATTGGAAGCGCGTGGATTAAGTTAATTCTTACTTACAACCCGAGACGCGCGCGTTCCCGCTCGCTGTAGGGGTTACGCATCCGCCATTTCAGATCGAGCGCAGAGCTCCACGGCTCAGCCTTGTAGAAGGCCGCACGCACAACGCCCGGGGTGACTTCATTGGGGTCTTTCTCGTAGGGCAGCAGCGCGATCCGCGCCGTCAGGCCAATGCCGGCCAGAAGCTTTGCTGCATCGAGCGCGGCCACCAGCGCCTTTTCCTCGCCGTCCCACATGAGCGTGACGAACTTGACCCCGCGCGCCTTTAGCTGGACGAACCGGCCAAGCTGGTCGTCGCCTTGCGTCGAGCCGTAAGACAGATGCTTGCCAAACGATCCAATCGGCACGACGTGCCGCAGCTGTGCGTCCTCATCGAACGCCACCTTGATCGCTGCAACGTCGAACGCACCTTCACCCATCACAACGTGATCCGTCGCAATGACGTTCTGACCGTTGAACAGGTAGCGGCCAGTGCCGGGCAGCTCCTTCGGGAAAAGGTATTTCGACTTGCTGGTGCCGGTGATGTCTCTGCCCTGGAACGTCTTGAGCGTTCCATCGAGGTCATAGACGGGGATGATGATGCGATCGGCGAAATTCTGGTTCTGCCAGTTGCCTTCCTCGTCCCGGTAGCGCCACCAGCCGAACTGACACCAGCGCAGCTTGAAATACTCGGCGATCTCGCCCGAAAAGCCGCGCTGCTCGAGATAGGCGAGGTTCGAACCGTCCTCGAGGGGCAGGGGATCGGATACCGGAAGCTGAATGTCACCATGATCGACGGCAACGACAGCCTTTCGCTTCGGCCGCCAGCCTTGATCGCGCAGGATCGCTTCAATCTCGACCCACGTATCGCGCCAGCTCTGGTGGTCATAGTAGGCGTGGATGAAGCTCGCCTTGTTGAAGCCGCGCGAGCACACGAAGCAGTTTCCGCGGCCGGTATCGACGCCGAAATAAGTGCGCCAGCGAGCGTCGTGACAGAACGGGCAGGTGCGAATGTTCAGCTGCACGCCGTTGACGCCGCGCGTGACCTTGAACGAGACGGACTCCCGCTCGAGGAAGAACTCCAGATCAAGCTCTTCCTCAACCTGTTCGAACGTGATGCGAGCCATCAGACTTTGCCCAGGATTTTGGTCAAAAACTTCATCTTTTGGCGATCCTGCTTGATGCGCAGGGAGAAGCCATCTTCGGTGTTACGCGACAGCAGCCAGGTCAGACGCGCCTCATTGGCCTTCTTCTCAGCCTCAGTCGCATTGATGCCGATGAGGATGTCGACCGTGCGTGCCTTGTTCCAGTCATCGCCGACGTCGGTTGCCTTGGCCGTCGCGGCCTTTGCGCCTTCACGGTTCGTCTGCGTGGCAGTCAGCATCGCGACATTGTGCTCGAAGGCGAGCGCGCGAAGGTCCACGTAGATCGTGCGCAGGTTCTCCTGGAGCGAGTCCGAGCGATACTCCGCGGCCATGATGTCGGCGTAGTCGACAATGATCAGGTCGAAGATGATGCCCTTGGCGCGATAGCTTTCGATCAGCCGGTTGAGCGCCGACGGCTTGAAGGTGCCGGACGCGAACTCGCGAATGTGAAAGCGGCCAGTGTTCTTGGCTGCCAGCGCCTTGATCGCGCGATCGACCGCCGCGTGATCCTTGATAAGCTCACGCATGAGCGTGTCGGCGTTTGCCGCGTCGAGACGATCGGCGATGATCTTCTTGCCGACTTCGAGCGTGATGTAGAGGACATTGTAGCCGGCGAGCGAGGCATTGCGGCCGAAGTCACCAAGGGACATCGACTTACCGGCCTTCGCAGCGCCCATGATGCACGAAAGCTCCTTGCGACCCCATCCGAGGTGGTAGAGGTGCGCATCGATGCCCGAATATCCGGTCGTGATGCCGTCGCGCACGACCTTGCCGTCGTCGTAGTCCTTACGCTCCTTGGTTCGGTTCTCGATTTCCGCCCAGTAGTCGTAGTCCTCATCGTCGACCAGGAGCCCGACAGAGGTCGCCTTCTTCATAATCTCGGCGATCTTGTCGAACTGACCTTTGTCGAGGAGCGGCAGGGACTCGATCATTGCCTGCTCGATCGCCTGACGCTTTGCGAAGGTGACCACCTTGTCGACCACATAATCGGGGTTCGACAGGTCGGCCGACACGGCTTCCTTGATGAAGTCGCGAACCTCGCCGATCTGGTCGGTGCGAATACGCTTGGCCGTGATCTCGTCCTTGAGGACGGTCGGCAGAATGCGCAGATCCGGGATCGTCTTGTAGACCTGAAGGTGGTTCTGCACGACGCGAACCATCGTGCCGACAGCCTGCTCGGTGAAATACTCCGGCTTGATCAGATCTTTGGTTTTGATCGCGAATTGCGAGTCCCGCAGGAACAGCGAAGCGATTTTGCGCTGAAATGCAGGGTCGAACTCGAATTGCGCTTCCGTCTCAGACATGACGTTTCCTAAGTATGCGCTTACTTACACTATAAGACGCGAAAAATGCGCGCTATGACGTATAGCGCGCTCTCGCTTGGGTTATTGCAGGAAGTAGTCGACCTGCTCAAACAAGTCGGGATCGACGCGCGAGCGAACCTTCTCGTAAGGGAGCTGGTCGTTCCTGATGAAATCCGCAAGGTGCTCGGCCGTTGCCTGGCGCTTCTCGGCCTGGACAAACAGCCACTCGTGGTAGTCGTCCTGGTGGCGCGCACCCTCGTAGTTCTGGACGAGGTATGCGGAGTGCTCAGCCGTGTAGATCCGGGTTTCCTTCAGCTCTTCCCAGCGAGCGATGATCTTCTCGACATCCTCTTCGCGATAGAGGTGATAGGGCTGCGGCATGAAATTCTGCTTCCAGTGCCGCATCCGGAACGTGAAGGCGAGCTCCACATAGACCTCGTAGGGCATACACAGATAGTCTGCGATCTGCCGGCCACGCCAGCACCCGACGAAGTAGCGGCGCTGCTTCATGTCGTTCTTGAACCGGAGCGCAGCCAGCATTCTCTCGAAATTGAGCGCGACGATATATTGCGCCCGTTCATAGTCGAACTCGCGGGCGTAAATGTCACGGAAGACCTTGTTGTAGGCCTCCACATAGGCACCGGTGGCCTGAAGCGGCGTCATGTGCCGGTAGTCGAACCATTTCGAAGTGAAGAGGCCGAGCTCCCTGTCGACGATCTCCCGATCCAAGAACTGGCAGTAGTAGTCGTTCTCCAGGGTGTCGGTTCGCTCAGCCTCCAAAGCAGTAGAGAATGCGGTGATGATGCTGGTCATGCGCTAACTTTCGTTGATAGCGAACATATAACGAGCGCACATCGGAGTGCGCTCTTTATCCCTCAAACGCTTCAACGATCGCCTGGCAGATGCCAGAGCGCACAATGTCACCACGACCAAACCGGACGGTCTGAATGCCGTCGATATGCTCCAGCTTCTTCTGCACGGTGATGAGGCCAGACTTGCCCGCCGGCAGGTCGCTTTGCTTCGGATCGCCATTGAGGATGAACTTTGCATTCTCACCAATGCGCGACAGGAGCATCTTGAACTGCCCTTCGGTCGCATTCTGCATTTCGTCGGCGATCAGCCAGGCGTCCTTGATGGTCGCGCCGCGCAGAAGGGCCAGCGGACGAGCTTCGATCTTGCCTTCCTTGATCAGATACTCCGCGTAGCCCCGGCCAAAATACTCCTCGAAGGCATCGCGCACGGGCCGGAAGTAGGGCTCGTATTTCTCCTCGAGCTCGCCCGGCAGATAGCCGAGGGACTCGCCGGCTTCAACGGCGGGGCGCGTGACGATGATCTTCTTGATCTCCTTCATGTCGAGCGCCTCAGCAGCTCGCATGGCGGCAAACCAGGTCTTGCCGGTGCCGGCCGGACCAATGCCGAAGACGACATCGGCGGTATGGATTGCTGCGTCATAGGCACGCTGCGCGGCCGTCAGCGGCCGGACAGGTTCGACTCTTGCCTTGCGAGGGGCGAAGGGAGCCTGGTCCCTCTGGAACTGGTCAAGAATCTGGCGCTTCTCAGCGGCGAGCGCACGCTTCTCGCGGCGCTTCTGACGGGCGAGGGACTTGGAGGGCTTGGGCATTTCGGGAACTCCGGAAGGGAGGGGTATTCACTTGGACCCAATCTACCCGAAATGCCGAAAGGAAGTAAGTGCTGACTTACTTATTATTACGTGTTGGCAGTTCCGCCGAGCAAACTACCCGATCCCGAGTAGGACACACGGTTGTAGCCGTTGATTGCCTTACCAGCGGCACCACCGGCCGTGCCTGCCGCGCCAGCGCCAGCGTTGCCCGATGCGCCGGTCGCGCCGGTAGCACCTGCGTTACCATAGGCACCGCCGTTGCCGCCCTTGCCGCCCGCACCAGCGTTCGTGCCGCCTGCCGCACCGTTTGCACCGGCTGCTGCTGCGCCGTCCCAGCCTTGGCCGCGACCGCCGTTGCCTCCAGCCCCTCCGGACGAGGTCGTGGTGATAGTGCGGGTGCGAAAGACGGCGTATCTGAAGGCAGGAAACGGTTGGTTCGGGAGGGTGCCGGGGGGTAGCGTCGCAACGAGAGTGCTACGGTGGTAGGTCCACTCGCCGACCGTAATCTGCGTCACACCAGTGCCAAACGACCCCGCCAGAAGTGCCCCATCCCAACGGAGCTCCGAGGACGATAGCACAGTCCACATAGCCTGGCCTGCCGCGGTTCCGTAGGGGTAGTCCCCTGACGGCGGCACCCGCTCCGAGATATTGAACGTTCCCGTTCCCCCGTTGCCGCCTTTACCGCCGCCGCCGCCACCGCCTCGGATGACACCGTTGTTGATGAGGGTGATGCCTGTCGCGGTGGTGATGTTGAGTGCGTTTCCGCCGACACCGCTGTTTGCTGCGCCGCCGAAACCGTTGATGCTACCCGCCGACGTAACCTCGATGGTGAGCCCAGCACCAAAGGCGCTGTTGATGACGAGAGGCCCGACCGCTTGGTTGACGATCAATCGTTTCTTTTTCGTGGTCGACGCCCACAGACCGGCCTCTGCGTTATTGAAGATGTCCGCGATGTTGGTGGCGAACGAGTTAGACGGCGCGTAGAGGACCGTCTCAGCGGCTTTGCCGTAGAAATCCGAGAAACTGATCGCGCCCGACGGACGCCCAGCCAGAGCGCGGACTGCGGAATCGTTCAGGTTGAACGCCGCGTTGGCCGCTCGCCCCAGCTCCGTATTGATCATTGCGGCCGTAATGGTGCCGGAAGTGGGAAGTGCCATTACGCTGCCCTCTTCATCTCGTCGACCTCAGCCTTCAGCTCCTTAATCGCTTCGATCAGGACGCCGACGATGTTGCCGTAGGTGACTGCAAGGGTCTTCATCTCGTCGTCAGCCTCAATGACGACTTCAGGCAGCACCTTCTGCATTTCCTGAGCGATGACACCAACCTGACGCTTGCCATCTCGGGTGTAGCGGACACCGCGCATCTGCGAGACGAGACTGAGGCCGTCCTCGATCGTTTCAACATTCGTCTTGAGACGAGCATCGGAATAGGCACCAAGGTTTCCGCTAGCGGTCACGCTGGTCGCAGAGATGTTCAGGACGCCGCCACCATTGGTGCCGTTACCGTTGCTCGCAACGATCCGGACGTCGTAGTCGATGGCGGTCGCGCCGCAGTGGAAGTCGATGTAGGGCGTGTTCGCGCCGGACTGACCGCCAAGCTCAATAGCGCCAATACCCCCGGTGGTGGCCTCCCTCACCGTGAGGACACCTTTGATCACCGCGTCGTCGTTAGTTACCTTCTGGTCAAGCGCCGTCTGGAGGTTCGTGATGTCCGAAATCGCGTGGGTATGTGTCTTGGCAGCGGCCTGAGCTGCGATGGCCTGGGCAACACGCTGAGCCGTCCAGGCGCGGGTCGTAGTTGCCGTGCCTGCTTCTGCTTCCGCCTGCGAGACGGTCGACAGATTGCCGGTAGCGCCGAGAACACGGTTCGTGCCGTTGCAGCGGACATAGAGCGCGCTGCCATTGATCCACATGTCACCGTCCGCGAGCGTGCTCGGGTTGAGCGCGGCCTGACCGATGTTGATGCCGGCACCAGCCGAGGTTGCGGCCGCGAACGTCGCCTTGCCGTCAACCTTCAGGGTGCCCTTCGTGTTGACATTGCCGGTATGGGCCTGGACGCGGAACGTAGCATTGGCAGAGTCACGAATGTCCCAGCTATTGCCGATCGCGAAATAGCCCTGATCGCCCTGACCGATGAAAACCGGATACGAGCCGGTCGTCTTGAACTCCATGACGGCGCGCGTCGCGTAGTTGGTGTTCTCGACAACGAGAGGCGGCAGCTCGTCGTTACCCTGACGCTTCATCGTGAGGGTGCCAGTGGTGCCCCCGATCGGCATCGCGAACTCGCTGAAGTTGAGCGAGTCGAGGATGCGCGCCCATTCAGTCCAGGTCGCCGTGGAGCTTGCCGAGGCATCGTCGATACGCCAGACAAGGCCGGTGTGACCCATATTGGTGATCTGCGTGCATTGGCCGTTCGACGCCCAGCTCAGACCAAGCGCGTCATAGCTCGAACCAAAGCCGGTCGGTGCGCCCGTCGCAGTGTCGGCGAAGGCGAAGAACTTGATGCCCTTGCCGCGCAACGCATCGAGGTCAGTGATGGTCGGAACCGCCGTATCAGTGAAACTGCCCTTCAGCGCATCCTGAAGACCGGTCACATCGCCGATTGCATGAGTGTGCGAGGTGTTTGCCTTGCCGGCAATTTCCGTCTGAACGAACGCCGTAGTTGCAATCTGCGTCGTATTGGTGCCGGCGGCGGCGGTCGGAGCAGTCGGCGTGCCGGTCAGAGCCGGAGACGCGGTATTGGCCTTGCTCGAAATGGCCGTCTGCACGAACGCCGTCGTTGCGATACGGGTCGTATTGTTGCCGGCCGACTGAGTGGGGGCAGTCGGGTTGCCGGTGAACGCCGGCGAGGCAAGCGGTGCCTTGGCGGCAAGTGCATCCTCGAGGCCGCTCACGTCCGACATCGGGTGCGTGTGCGTCTCACCGGCCAGCGCATCCGTGATGCCGTATCCAGCAAGCGTCGTCGGCTTGCCGGTGATGTCGGCGAAGGCGTGCGAGTGTGCCTTTCCAGCGTAGAGCGTGTCAAAGTGGGTCTTGAGCGTCGCCTTGATGTTCGACCAGGACAGCTTCTTCAGGGCGTTCGAGGCCGCGCTATCGATCAGCGCAACAGTATCAGCATCGACAGGGGTCGTCTTGGCCGTCGATCCGTGAATAGACGAGCCCACATTCTGCGCGTCAGTCACGTCAGCGTTTGCTTCGATCCCGTCGAGCTTGCTCTTGTCGGTCGACGACATGAAGCCATGGGCCGAGGTCGTGGCATTTGCGTGGGTGTGCGAAGCGTCCGCCTTGCCGGCGATCGCGTTAACGGCTGCGGTGATCTGGGCCTGAAGCTTGCCAAAGGCGCTCAGAACCGTGTCGCCTGCCGCAATCGCGGCGTTCGTCGCGGTCGAGAGGCCGGACAGGGCCGTCGAGCGAACACGTCCATAGGTAAAATAGAGGTTGTTCGGACCTTCCGGCACAGCGTCGGTCGAGCCAGGCGACGCAACGATCGGCGCATAGCTCGAGCCGGTCCAGCGGAACTGCGAGGACGTCACACCGCCCGAGGTGTAGGGCGTGACGAGCACGTAGATCTTGCCGCTCTCGCCGGTCGTCGGCAAGCTCTCATAGTCTTCCACTTCCAGAACGTCATCGACGTAGCTCGGAAGCTGCGCGGCGGGAACCTTGCCCAGCTCATCGAGGGTTGCCACGCCGCCCGGAACGCCGAGCTGCGAAGCATTCACCTTGCCGTTGAGTTCGGACTGAAGGTTGGTGATCTTCGAGATTGCCAGGTCCGGAATACGAGCAGCATTGAGCGTGCCCGAGTTGATTTCGCTGGCCGAATGTTCGTGCGCGGTCGGCGGGAAGGCCGACGGCTTGTCGGTGACGCCCTCCCAGGCAACGCTGTCAGCAACATCGGCGCGCTCAACGATACCGTCTTCATCCGGGTCATAGGTCAACATTTCCATGTCGCCCGAGCCAGCGCCGGCTGTGCCGCGAACGTCGGTCGCATCGTTGATGTCGGTGACGTAGCCGGTCGGACCGAGATACATGCCGGTTGCCGGCTTTGCGCCCGAGCCGCCGATCCAATCGATGATCTGCTGCACGCGGCTCTCGCCATGCGAAAGCAACGCAATGACCGGCGTCCATGCGTTGTTGCCGGTCGGGCCAACAAGGTCGGTGATTGCAACGACATTCTGCCAGGCGCCTTCGCCGAGGCGCCACTGAATGTGCGTAGAGGTCTTGCGGATTTCGATTTCTTCGCCCGGATCGCCCTTGATGTCGGTCAGTTCGACAAAGTTTGTCCAGGCACCGGTTCCGCGGCGCCATTGCAAGTAGTCGCCGCTGCGACGAATTTCGATTTCCTCGGCGTCCTCGCCCTTCAGCTCGATGAGTTCGACGAGGTTGTTCCAGACGTCACCAACGCGCCGCCACTGAATGTGCGTGGTCGTCTTCTGAAGTTCGAGCTCCTTGGCGTCCTGGCCCTTGATGTCAGCCTTGGAAACGAGGTTGTTCCACGTCGTGGCGCCAACCGGACGCCACTGGAGATAGGTGCCATTGTCACGCATCTCGAGGGTCGCGCCAGTGTCGCCCTTATCGCCCTTGTCGCCCTTGATGTCCGCAAGCGGCACCATGACGGTCCAGGTCGTCTCACCCTGAATGCGCCATTCGATGTTTGCGCCGTTGCGCCGGACCTCGATCGGCTTGCCGTGAAGGGACGCAAGCCAGGCCGACACAGTGCCGACAAAGCCGTTCTGAACAGCGACCGTGTAGGCGCTGTCACCCTGATCACCCTTGTCGCCCTTGTCGCCCTTGTCACCCTTCACATCGTTGAGCGGGAACAGAGCAGCCCAGGTGCTGTCTCCCTGAATGCGCCACTCAACGTCGGTGCCATTGCGGCGCATCTCGACCGGCCTGCCATTGAGCGAGTCCAGCCACTGCGAAACAGTTCCGCTGAAGCCATTCTGCACGGCAACCGTATAGGCGCTGTCGCCAGGGTCGCCTTTATCACCCTTGTCACCTTTGAGGCCCGGGACACCTTGCGTGCCTTCCTTCGAAAGCACCAGATGCACGTCCTTGTTGTGACGCTGCACAACCTTGATGTCGTCGGCGAAATTAAGGACTACTTCTTCGGACATTAGGGTCTCGTAATTGTGCGCTTGACCGGGACTTCGAGGTCAAATCCCAGGTGGATCGGGGTGCTGGTATCGACGCGCAGCACGTCCATTACGACAGTGCCCGCCTGCCAGCTGGCGCTGACGGTGGCGGGAATGATCAGCTCGATGGTCTTGGAGTTCATACGCGTGATGGTGCCGTCCTCAGTGGAGAGAGCGGCCTTCAAAGGACCATCTGCGTGATCGCGAATGTGCGCGAGGAAATGGGCGTTAGAGGGAAACTCCTCCAGAGCGGCCGAATTGATCGTGATTTTCAGCCGCCAGTCACAGCCGGTCTGGATCGCCTTTCCCTGTAGATACTGGGAATAGCTCACTCGTCACCACCCTGTTCAGGACCGCCTTCGGGCAGCGCCGGCAGGACGTAGACTTCCGACTTGAAGGTCTTGGTGAACTCGCCATCGGAAACGGTGAGCTCGGCCCATGCCTGCGTGCCTTCGGCAAAGTCGGTGACGGCCGGAAGCTCGGCAATATCCCACACATCCGGCTCTTCAGCGTCCGGCGCCAGGGCAAAGAAGCTCGAGGAGATGGTCGCGTTGACCGCGTGGACCTGCGGGAAGATCACGTTCCACTCATAGTCGGTGCCCGACCAGGTGACGTAGACGCGGAAGTCGCCCTCAATGCTGATCGGCTGATGGCGGAACAGCGTCGAGGCGCGCGGGTTCTCATGCGCAAAATAGAAGTGGCTGTTCTCATACTTGCCCGGCTGCGCGTAGCGCTCGCCCGGCAGGAGAATACGGGTGCGGCCGCGCATCATCTGCGGCGTGACATCGGCAATCTCTTCGCCGCGGACAGTCCACCAGATCGGATCGGGACCAAGATTCACGATCTCGCAGTCGTGGGTCTCAGGGCTGGCACCAAAGTCGAGTTGAGCCGTTCCCAGCGGCGAGAACTCGTCCAGTTCCAGCAGCTGCGTGTTGGAAGGGTCGTCCTGATCGGTCGAGTCCGGATCAAAGGAACAGAGATAGACCTTCGCGCCCATAATTGACCTCGTAGGGAAGTAAATGCTTACTTACCTTCTAACACGCCATTTACCGTGTTGCAAGGTAACGAGGGTGCGCGCGCCGTTCGGATACTGGACGATGTTTGTTACCGCCCATCCGCTGGGGCCTTTGTTGTAGCCCATCTGGAGCTGCTGCGTGCCCGCCACGTAGACGCCATCGAGGATCTCCGGCGAGTGCTTGTCGCCGATGCTCATCTTGCAGCCGAGCGCCGCAAAGCCTGCAACCGTTCCTTTCGCGCCGTTCGCGCCGCGGAAACCGTGATTGCCGTGCTCGATTCCATTGACGAGGTGAGACTGGCCGTCATGCACCCAGGTGACCGGCAGCTCGATCGGATCAAGCGCGTCACGGATCGCCCATTCGAGCAGGGAGAAGGTCGGCACGTTGTGACCCTTCTCCAGAGCTTCAGCTGCCCGCCGGCGGTAGTCGATATAGGCCGCCTCGAGCTTCAAGCCGTAGGGCAGGTTGATGCCGTCGTTCCGGTAGCGGCCCTCGCGCACGTAGCGCTCAAGGGCAAGGTCGTGGTTGGAGTCGACAACAACGATCTGCGTGTCGTCATAGGCGAGCGTCAGGCCGTAGAGAAAATCCGCGGACCAGAAGACTTCCTGCTCCACACTGTCGCGCTTGCGATAGGCCATTTCGAAGGAATAGGCCGCGTCGTGGATGTGGTGGTGATTGCGCGCCTCGTGGTCGTGGATGTCGTGCAGGAACACCTTCGCAGGCTTCAGGGTCTCGAGCATCGAGCCTTCATAGTGATAGCGCTGCGGATCGTGCGGCATGATGCCAAAGGAGGCCACGCAGTTCTTGGGGTCTGCCTTGGCAATGTGCAGGTCGCCATAAACGATCGCCTCGACGCCATCATGGAAGCGGAAGTCGTCGCCGCTGACGTAAATGTCGAGGTCGTAGAAGGAGCCATCTTCCTGCGCCACGATCTGCCGGCAGAAGACATCGCCTTCGTCGTCAAATTCGACGATGGTGGCACCGATCACCTGATGGAAGATGGACTTCACACCGGCCTTGCGCGGGATGATCTTCGGCCTGGTCACAGAGCCGGTCGTCATGACCTGGTGCGCCTGCCGGTTCGGGTCGGTCGAGGGCACGGATTTGAGCTGGATCATCGGGTGCGGGAACACTGCCCAGCGGCCGCGCGAATAGGTCGTCAGGTCCGAAATCGGCCGGCGCGCGGTCGGCAGGGTGTTCATTTCGCCGGCGAAAATGAACGAGTCACCAATCTCCATCTGCCCAAAGCAGAGATAGTCGCTGATTTCCGGAGCATAGGAGCGGCTGAGCGGGTTGTTCTCGCTCCACCACTGCGTCTCGTAGGTGAGGGGGCCGATCACGATGTCGGCGTCGAGGACGTTGGCGTAGGTTTGCAGCGAGCGCCAGAAGCCTTCGTGAACCTCCGCGTCGTTCTGCGCCGACGTAAAGAGGAAGGTGCGGCCGCGAGGATCCTCAACGCCTTCCACCCGGAGCGTGTCAGACAGCCAGGTGCGCGGCGTGCCTTCCTTCTCCTTCGGCTGACCAGTGATCCGGTCATAGACCGTCTGCACAAAGCTTTCGACAACGAGCGCTTCAGGATTGACGACAGGGTATCTGGATCGCGTCAAAATCGAACGCACAGCGTCCCTGAGCGCGTCCGCGCGCTTCTGAGCATGATCGTGTGCAGAAAGCTGTTCGGTCGCGTCCCTTGAGCTTGTAACGACGCGGCTGATGAGTTCCGGAACATCTTCACCGCGACGCTTTCTCCCGCGCAGGATCGCTGCTTTGTTCCGGACGGTCTGATAGGAATATCCTAGATGAAGTCCTACGTCTGCAAGAGTAGGGAAACGTTCCCGGTCGTTGTAGACTTCAGCGAAGGCAAGCCATTCTTCAGGAGCGTTCATTTCCCCTGCCTTCGATAACTATATAATTATATACATTCATCAGAAGAATATTCTTATTTGTTATCACCGGAGCTTCGTTTCCCCTTCCTCAGCTTCAAGGTGTTCCTGAAGATGGTCGTAGTAGTCGACTACAGTCTGAAGGTTCGTCCGGCACTGAATGAGCGCTGCTCTGTCCCGGGACCAATAACGCTCAACCTTCGCCTGAGACATGAAGCCAGCCGGAAGCTCCTGCGGCGCCGGGCACTCGCGAACCTCTTCCGGAATGTCAGGCAGAATGATCGGTGCCTCAGCGGACGGACGAAATGCGGCGCACGCTGTTAGGAGAAATGCCAAGCCGCTCGGCATCAGGATCCTGGTCAGCTTCAGCATCGATTTCGGCGATCGCATCTTCGAGCCTCTTATTCTCTTCACGTAGTTTCACGATGTCGGCCATGAGCTTCTGGCGCGCGGACTCGATGGCGGCCTCGTTGGCCTTGCGCAGTGCTTCCTTTTCGGCCTCATAGACGGCCGCTGCGGCTTCCCAGCCGCGCTTGTAGATGGTGTGGCAAACCCACCAGCTAGCGATCACGGCAAGGAGCGCGGCGGCAATGGTGAGGCCCGCCCGGACAGGCGGCGGTAGCAGATCAGCGAGCTTCATCAGCTTCTCCCTGAAGAACCTGGCGTCCGGCCTCGAGGAGCTTGCGGAAGTCAGCGTGACCGACACCGACATAGGCCGAGTAGAGGACGCCAATCAGGCCCATGCCGGCGGCCGCCACAGCTTCCGCCTGGCCCATGTAGATGGCGAAGAAGACGGCAACCCACGCGAGCGCGCCATTGATGACGAGCATCGACTTGGAGAACCGGCGGGTGCTCTTCTTCGGCACGCTCATCACATGGCCGCCTTTACGAGCTGGCGCAGATAGTCACCGACGGGCTTGGCACCCTTCAGCTCCGGCTTGAAGACGAGCCGGGTGTAGTCCCACTTGCCAGCCTGCTTGATGCCGAGGTTCGGCTGAACTTCAGCGTGCGTCAGGATGGTCTGGTCGGTGACCGGGATCTTGTATCGCTTGGCGAGATCGGCGATTACCTCAGCGAGCTTGCGGAACTGGCGTTCGCTGATCGGGAACCTGCCGGGGTTAAACGGGCTCTCGGTCGCGCCTGCCATTCCGCAAGCCGACACGCCGATCGAATAGGAATTGCAGTTGCGCGTGTGCGCGGCATACCTGCCCTCGCGCAGTGGCGGGACATTGGCGGTGATCGGCATCTGGCCGCGAACGACGTTGCCGTCACCTTCAACGATGATGTGATAGTGCTCCCTGTCGAGAGCCGATGCGATGTGAGAGCCGGCGGTCCAGTGAACCACGATGCGCTTCATGGGCGCATCCGGCATCCACGATGCAGGAACAGCGGGCATTACTTTTTACCTCCAGCGTCAACTCGGTCGATGACCGTTGTCAGTCGCTCTACGGCGATGCGGAGGTTGCCGGTCTCGGTGGAAAGGCGATCGGTCGAGCGCTCAATGCGCGTGGTCGCCTCCTTCAAGCCCTGGATCGCCTGATCCTGCTCGAAGTTCTTCAGCTCAATAGCCTTGAAATAGGAGACGGCATTCCATCCAAGGGTGACTGCCGCAGCCAGAGAAAGAGCGAAGCCGACCTTGGCCGGCGTAATCGTCATCTGAGGTGTGTCAGCCATGATCGTTGCTCCCGTGGTAAGTAACCTCCTACTTACCACGGTGCTAAAATGAAGGCAATTACGCGTTGAACTGGAGCACGACGAAGGCGAGGCCGATCACGGAAAGGATCGCCAGAACGGCCAGCCAGAAGCTGTTGTGCTTCCGCTTTCGGTTCTCTTCAGCCAGGATTTCCTGGTAGCGCGCTTCCATCTCCGCCGGCGTGAGATAGGAGGGCAGGCAGTAGCCCCGGTATTCGACCTCGCCCGTAATGCACTGGGCCATGTTCATTCTCCCTGGTTCTTCGCTGCGATCTTGGCTTCAAGGGCATCGGCGCAGCGGTCAAAGATGTCCCTGTCATTGATGAGGCGCAGGATGATGCGCTCAAGCAGGCGCGAGGCTTGAGGATCGTGCGGGGCAAACCGCTCGTCTTCAGCGCACTCCCAGCGCTCATAGAGGGTGTGCGAGAAGCCCTTCGAGCGCATGGTGAGGGGAATAATCCAGGCAACGACAACATCGTCATCCATCACCGGCTGCGGGAGGATGGCGTCGACCGGGTAGCGCGGGGCCGTCTTGTAGGCTTCCGGCCGCTGTGCGTTCTGCTCTGCGACCAACTCTTCCATTTCAGAGCTGCTGAGTCCGCTTGCTTCCATTGTCATCTCCTAGATCGTGAACTTTCCAACCTGAATGGTGAAATTGAAGGTGTAGGACGAGATACCGGTCGGCGGCGTGGTCGGAATGCCGCCGACGAAGGGCGGGAACATGTTGAAGGAACACGCCTGTTCCCAGTAGCCACGCACAGCGCGGAAGTCCCGGTTCGAGTGCTTGAACTGAACCTTGACCTTGCCGCCCTCAACGAAGACCGACATGATCCGGGTCAGGAACGGTTCGCCGTCGCGAAGGTCCGAAACGACCTCAACGATCGAGGAATTGTTCGCCACGAACCAGCTGCCGAGCGGCAGGCCGCAGGGGATCGGGCCGATGTCGGACAGGTTGCCCTGCGCGGTGCGAGTGGCCTGGCAGTTGACCAGCAGGAAGTCGGCCTGAATGCCACCGGTGATGCTGCCGAGGTCATAGGTGGCCTGCCAGTCCTTCGCGGTGTAGTCGAAGCCCTGCCTGATCTCATAGAGATCGCCATAGGTGTCCCAATTCTGGCACTTCCAACGGTAATCGCATACGTTCTGCTGCTCGCAGACGTTCTGCGTCTCACAGACCCATTGCAGCCCGCATTCATACTGCCCCGTGACGACATTGTAGTTGCACACGCTCTTGTAGCCGCAGACCTGCTTGGGGCCGCAGACATTCTCCCATTCGCAGCCATAGACATAGCGGCACTCGTAGACCTGGGTGGGGCAGAAATAGGAGCCAGAGAAGATTTTCGTCTCCGAGCGCCAGTAGGTGGAATCGACCTGCGGGAAGGAAACCGAGACCTGGGCCGTCAGCGTCTGGACGATGTGCGGCATCGGCTTGTTGGTGTCGAAGATCACCTTGCCGGCCGAGTTCGTGATGTAGAAGCGATTGTTCGAGGCGTAGAAGCTCATACCTCAACTCCGAGGCCAGCCTCGCCAGCGAACGAGCCGTTGTAGGGCGAGCGGTTGATGACGCTGCCGTTGGCCGTGACGATCTTGAAGGAGCCGTTCGCTACGTCCGCCGTCTTGCCCTTCGAGAACCAGAACATCGGGCTCGAGACGGCGCGGCGCAGGTAGTTGTAGGCGGTGTTGAGCTTGCCCCGCGAGGCGACGAAGCTGCTCTGCGTGATGTGAAGGGTCTCATTGCCGGACGGGGAAATCTTCGGCGTGAACAGGACGATCTTGTAGGTGACGGTCAGGGCCGGCAGCGAGTGCTGATAAACCCATGCCGTCTCAAAGACGCGCACCTGTGTCGTGGTCAGGTCGACCGCTACCGTCCGGTAGGAGGATCCGCTCGTCTGGATCTGCATGTTGGCCGGCAACATGTCATTGCCGACGAAGACGAGCGCGTGCGGAACATAGCCGAGATCGTGGTTGAGACCGGAGACCAGGCCGGACGCCGGGTTAGGCTCGAGATAGGAGTGCTGAGTGCTGCTGCCGCCCGTGCCGCGTGCAGGGTGCGTCACCGTAAAGTCGAGCACGGCCGCCACGCCGACGTAATCAAGGTCGGAATGGAAATAGACCGCGTTGAGGTTCGCGAGCGGGTTGGTGAACGCCCCGGGCACGGCCGGATCGTAGATTGCTACCTTACCGGTCGTGCCGTCAGCATAGAGCTTCTTCGCCATGGTTTAGACAGTAAGTAAGTGCCGCCTTACTTTCAAGCTTAAACCTCAATCGAAATGAAGCGGTTGTCGAGGTCGATGACGAATTTGCCGTCAACGCTCTGGATCTTGCCGGCGGAGAGCAGGCCCATATTGCCGGTGATCGCCGACAGCGAGGACACATTCATCACGCCGGCGGTGACCGAGCCCACCTTGAGCTGGGCGGTGTCGATGGACTGAGCCTTGATCTGGCCGCCATCGATGACCGTGCGGCCGTAGTCGGCAAACAGAAGCACGCCACCGCGGTAGGTTGCCAGGATGACGTTGTTGTCGCCATTGGCCGTGGCAAAGTTCGTCGTGGTCGACAGGGCCGTCGCACCCTTCACCCAGTAGACATAGAGGGTTCCGGACGTCCAGGCAGCATTGCCGGCAGCGATCGACTTCGAGGTGTTCGAGCCGTTGTCGTCGGTGTAGCGGATCGTGCCGCCGGTCCAGCTCACGCTGTTTGCCGAAGGCGAGTTGTGCTCGAAGGTCAGGCCCTCAAGCGTGATGCCGCGCATACCGATGACGGCCGAGTTCGCCTTGATCGTGTTCGCAGCAATCGCGCCGCCGTTGATTTCGGTGCTGTCCGGACCCGTCTTCCAGTGCTCCAGCGTGGTCGCACCGGCGATCCGGATCTTGCCGGGCTCAATGAGCGTGGTGCCGGCATTGACGCGATCGACCGGATTTTCCGCCCAGTCACGGATCGTGGCCAGCGACTGCGAACCAACGGTGATCGTCTCGGCGATCGCCGTGCCTGCCTTCAGCTTGGCTGCGTCGAGCTCCACGATTTTGGCGCTCGTGATGATGGCGTCAGCCAGCTGCGCGGTGTTGGTAATGATCGCCGAGCTTGCCACCAGCTGGGCAGCACCCACCGTGCCGGTGATGATTTCGGCACCATTGATGAGGGTCTTGCCGGTAGCAAGCTCGATGTCGGTGCCACCGCGGTAAGTCGCTACCGGATGGCCGCGATTAGTGAACACCTGCGACAGCGTGGTGGTCGAGCGAAGCGTCGTCTCGCCCTCGACGTAGTAGAGGTAGAGCGTGCCCGAGCTCCACAACGCATTGCCGGCGGTTACGGCCTTCGAGGTCGGGGTTGCGCCTGCCTGGCCGTAGGTTGCCGTGAACGAGGTCCAGGCAATACGGTTGGCCGAAGGCGAGTTCGGCGTGAAGGTAAGGCCCGCGAACTGGATGCGCGAGACTTCCGGCAGCTTTGCCGTCGTGCCGTAGACAACAGCCGTCGTCGGGCTCTTGTTGCCAGAGGTGTCTACGGCACGCAGCCAGTAGTAGCGCGTGACGTTCTCGCCCAAACCCGTGCGTGCAAACGAGCTTGCCGGCGTCGTGGTGATCAGGGTCGCAGTCGAGAAGGTGTTCGAACTGTTCTCCCAAATCTCGATATGGGAGAAGTCCGCGACATCCGGATTGTCCCACTTCAGCCAGAGCGAGGTGAGGCCCGCCTGAAGCTCAACACCGGTCGGCGTCGGCGGAGGCGTGGTGTCGCTCGCCGCGGTGTGCGAGACAACCGCCGTGTAGGGCGACGTGTTGCCGGACTTGTCGCGTGCGCGAACCCTTGCCTCGAAGGCCTGGCCGGGCAGCGCGCTGAAGGAATAGCGCGGCGTGGTGGTCGGAAAACCGATCCAGCTCGAACCGGTGCTGACCTCGAAGTCATAGCCGGCAAGGTCAGGCTCGGTGTTGGCATTCCATACCGCCGTGACCTCGACGCGCCCGTCACCGATCAGGGACGAGGACAGGATAAGGCCGGTCGGCTGTGCCGGCGGATCAACGTCGGCACCATCCGAGAGGGTCGTGATCGCGATTTCGCTCGACCAGTTCAGGTCATACTTGCCGAAGGCGTCATAGGCAGCCAGCTTGAAATAGTAGACCGTCTCATAGTCGCCGATGACCGTGATCGAGTTGTTGCCGCCCTCGTAGTAGGGCGTGGCCGTGTCGACGTTGATACCCGGCGTCGTCGAGCGGTGCAGGATGTAGCCCTCAACGTCCGGATCCTCGGGCGCCGGCCACGACATGAAGATCATGTTGCCGTTGATGAAGTAGACCGGCGTGGTGGCGGCGGGCTTCGGATTGGTGAAGGTCTTCTCGATCGGTGCGCTCTCGCGGCCGAAGACGTCGCTGACGGTCACGACAACGCGCAGCGAGCGGCTCGGATTGGCGATGCCGTGGTTCGCGCAGTCCTGGCGGTTTGCGACGATCGGATAGGTGTAGGTCTCGCCGTAGACGCGCTCCTGACGCAGAAGCTGGCCGGTGCCGGCGTGATAGATCTTCACCACGTTGAACGTGTAGTGCGGCGAGGGCGTATCGCTGACGGAGCCCGAGAGCTCCTGGGCGAAATTGTTCTTCCACTGAATACGCAGGTCAGCGCCGGCAAACTCCGTCGAGGTGGGATGGTCGACAAGGCGCAGATCAGAAACCGTCGGCAGCGGGAAGCCTGCCTGACCCACGGCGCTGAAGGTGATCGTAGCAGGCTCCGAGACGACGCCTGCATAGCTCACCGTCTGGACATAGAAGGTGTATTCGCCGGCGTCCGTGTGGCGCATCTCCATGTAGTTTGCCGTGGTGACGCCAAGGTCGATGCGCCCGTCATTGGGCGTGTCGACGGTCACCAGGAAGCCGCGCGTCAGGAAGTTCTGCGGCGGCGTCCAGGAGAGCGTCAGCATGTTCACCTGCTGGCCGTTATGGACGTAGCCGGTCTCGTGGACCTGAAGATTTGTCGGCGGAATCGAGGTGCGCGAAGAACGCTCATACGGCAGCGGCTCAAAGCTGATGCCGTTCTCGACGCGTGCATACTTGGTCGGATCGTGGAAGAGCGCCGTGATCTTGAAGATGTTGGGCTCGGTCTCTTCGACCGTCAGGACGCGATAGCGCCGCGGGGTAATGTCAGAGCCGGTGATCGACCAGATAGCATCCGGCAGGGCTTCCTTCGAATAGGCGCTTGCCACGCACACGGTGCGATCATCGAGGAAGGCAAGGATCGCCCTCGTCTCGATCTGGCCGTTCGGCATGGTGAGCATGAGGTTATAGGTCTCGCCCTCTTGCCACTCGAAGGGAGCATCAAGCTCGATTTCGAGGTCGTTATGCGAGACGACGCGGCCGCCGGCGCGGATGTTGGCCTTGCGAGGATCCGAAACGGCGATGATGTCGCCCGGGCGCAGCTCCGCATGGTCCCAGGAAGCCGAGTAGGTCAGCGTCTCGGTCTCATTCTGCTCGGTGTCGATGACCCACTTGCCATAGCGGTGCGCAAGGCCGCGCGAGGTGCAGCCGCGCAGCTGGATCGTCTTTTCGCGCCAGCCATATTTGTGCAGCAGATCGGTGTCGATCACGACCTCGGTCGCCGGGCGATAGAAGTCGTCCGGGTCGTTCCACTTGACCTGGATGACCGAGTGCCGGGCCTTGATCGCGGTGCCCGAATATTCGAACTCGCCGCCGATGACGTTGGCGGGCGTGACCAGCTTCACGGGATCGGCCGGCATATCGGCAGTCGCGAAGACCTTGCCAAGCGCCCAATAGGCCATGCCACGCCACGCCTGGCTAATGGACTGGAGCACGAAGTAGGCTTCGTCGCGCGAGTTGATGACGCCGTTATAGGTGAAGCGCGGCTCATAGATCATTTCGCCGGTATCGCCGTTGCGATAGCCGGAGGGCACCATCTGGTCGCAGTATTGGGCGATCGTGTAGAGCGACCACTTGTCGATGATGTCGGGCGAGATGAACTCGCCGAGACCATAGCGGTTGTTGACGAGCAGGTCGTAGAAGATCCACGCCGGATTGTTCGTCCAGCCGATCTTGAAGTTGCCGTTCCAGATGCCGCTATAGGTGCGCGTCTCCGGGTTGTAGTTGACCGGGATGTTCACCAGCAGACCCTTGACGTGGTAGGTCCGCGGCGGGATCGAGGTGCCCATCTCCTCCGCATTGCACTCCATCGCAATGGCGGCCGTGTGCGGATAGATGAACTTGCCTTCGACAAGGATGATGTAGCCTTCCCAGTAGAGGTCGTTCTGGAGCTTGTCGTCGTCGGAGTCGTCGGTGATACGGCGCACGCGCACGTCCCAGGGCGAGCCACCCTCCGGCAGCTCCACGCGGTGCGCGATCTGGAAGGGCGAGAGGGTCTTGTCTTCCTTGAGCGTGTGCGTAACTGCGGTGTGCCACGAACCCTGATGCGCGCGCACGTCGATAGCGTAGCTCAGGGACGTCTTCTTCAGACCCTTGTCAGTCTGCTTCACAAGCGCAGGGATACGCAAAATGACGCGCACAGCGTCAGCGTTCTCGTCAACAATCGTGCGAACGACAGGGCCGGTGGCCTTCTTGACCTGCGTTTCGACGGAAACCGGGGTCTCGACAGCGTTGTGGCCGTTGAAATAGCCCTCGTCAGCGTAACCCTTGTGCTCCTGCCACTGGACGTCCTTGAAGTTGAAGGTGCCGTCCTCGTTCATCAGAGGCGTCTGGTCGAAGAAGATCGACTTGGCGCCATTGACCAGGCCGTAGATCGGACCTTCAGAGATGGCTTCGATCAGGCGCGCACGCGCATTCGAGCGCAGCGTGTTGGCATCGTTCGAGGCAGAGCCCTTGCCGCCACCGCGACCAGCAGGAGCCGGAGGTAGCAGATGCGTGCCCGGCTTCGTTTCCCCATCAAAGGTAATCACTTCTTGCCTCCGATCGAGCCGCTCTTCTTTCCGTTTGCGGCCATCCGCTCGATGTCGATGCCGCCCGAAATGAGAACACCGCCGGTGTAGACTTCGCCGTAGACCAGCGGCACGGGCTGGCCCTGCTCATAGGTGTTGCCGGGGCCCGCCATCGTGAAAGACGAGTCATCGTCGTCCTTCGACTCCTCTTCAGGCGCCAGAAGCTGGGACACGCCGGCAACGGCCACCGCCACGCCAACGAGCGCAAGCTGCGTGCCGGTAACGCCGCCCAAGGCACCAGCCATGATCGGCTGGGCGAGCGCGCCGCCGGTGAACAGAAATGCAGCGCCTACAAGCACGGCGCCGAGAATGATCTTGAGAAGTCCGCCGCTGTTCTTGGAGCCTGCGACGGCCGGCATGATGTGCAGATCGCCGCGACCGAGATTGAAGGTCGAAATGTCGTCCTCGCCGAGCGACATGCCCTTCTCGACGCTCTTGCCGCGCACGACATGCCATGCGCCTTCGCGGATGCGCTGGAGAAACTGCGGGAAATTGGCAGAAAGGGCACGAATGGCTTCGCCGGCCGTCTTCACATTCAGCTCGAACTCGCGCCCGAACTCCTCGCCGAGCGCGCCATGCAGATAGACCTTACGCAACGGGCACCCCCGCATAACGCAGCCACACGCCTGCCTGACGAGCCCAAATGCCGGCGGGTTCCCGGCGCGAAAGACGCGCGGGCAGGTGGTGAATGATCAGGTTGTTGTCGATCAGGATTCCGGCGTGGTTGAACTGCTCGGAACGGATCTTCATCAGGAAGCAATCGCCCGGCTCAGCTTCGTCCTGGTCGATCTGGAAGAAGCCGGCGCGGATGAAATTCTTCATGTAGAGGTCGTCGCCCGCGTCCCACCAGGCGTCGTTGCGCGGAACCTCGATCAGCTTGACCGGATCGAAGCGCCAGGGAATGTCCTGCTTGGCGAGCTCCTCACGGCCAAGGCGGAAGCAGTCGCGCACCAGCGAGTAGCAGTCGTGGACGCCGTGCATGAAGGAGCGGCCGAGGATCGGCGCGATCGGCAGCTGGTCGCCCCAACAGACAGGATCACCAACGCGCTCCTCATCGAGCGCGATGATTGCCCAGGGCACAGCCGTCTGGATCTGACCTTCCATATCTGCACGCGAGGGGTAGAAGGGTCCGTTCGGGTGCGAATGAACGATGAAGTCGACGCCATCGCCGAGCACGAACTTCTGGTAGACCTCCGGCGCGATCCGGAAGGAGCAGAGTTTGCAGGGGCAGTTGGGGTCGTCTTCCTTGTGGTTCTTGGCCGGCTCGGCGACGTTCTCGCAGGCGTAATACTTGCCACCCGAAATGACGCCGCAGCTCTCGGCCGGAAACTCCTGGCGCGCGTGCGCCTTTGCGTCAGCGAAGGCCTCAGCAAATTTCTGCTGGATCATACGTTCACCCTCTGAACACCGGGAAAGCCGCCAAAGGGCAGGGGGTTGTTGGCGCCGAAGCGGGCGCGGCAGCAGGACAGGCGGCGCGAGGGCACGTCCTGCGCGGGATGGCTCACCGGCATGTCGTTGATGTCGAAGTATTTGTTGCCCGTGTAAGGGCACTCGGCCTTGGAATAGTCGAAGGTGCCGGAAGCGGCGTTGTAGTAGCGGTAGCGCCACAGGCACGTATTGCGGATGACCGTTCGGCCCGGCAGCATCTTGCCTTCCTGGTCGAGCGCGGCCGACAGCTCCCATTCGATGAAGACGCTGTTTTCGGACGCCTTGCGCTCGAAGCGGAAAATGTCGGGGCCGTAGAAAGCCTCCGGATCGGCGTCCGGCTGGCCGTCGAGGAAGCGCTTGTAGGTGCGGATGCGATAGAGCGTGCAGCCGAGCAGCTCGCCCCAGGTCGACACCATTGCCTGTGCCAGACCATCGACGTTGGAGATGCGGATCTTCGGCTGCGGGAGCGCGCCGTTACCGGTCGTCTCGAGACCTTCGAACTCGACATCGACCGGCTGATATTCGACGTCGTTGAACTTGACGGGCTTGTCAGCGTCCGAGCCCATCACGAAGTGCAGCGTCGGGCCATTGAGGTTCGACGTATCGACCGAGAAAAGCGAGATGATACCGCTCGGCGATAGGCTTTGGGCTTCAGCTTGGATAGACATCAGGGCTCCGAAAATGATCGGGGATTGTAAGTAATCTCTTACTTACAATCAAGCCCACGCTAAACCTCGTTCGTGAAGCTCTCGATCAGTTCCGCGGTGACCGACCAGATGCCTTCGTCCGTGCGTGCAGAGAAGTCCTTGCACGTCCACTTGATGCGCGTCGAGTAGCCGAACGGCTTGTAGTAGAAGGGCTTGTTGCCGCCCATGCGCTCGAAGAAGCCGATGATTGCTTCCATCTGCTCATAGGTGAGCGCTTCCCACTTCAGCTCAGTGGTCTTGCGGATATGGTTGATGCCCTTCGGGGTCGGCTGCGAGTAGCCGTCCCCGAACTCAGCTTCCCAAAGGTTGATCTGGCGCCGGTGCGCGGTGCCAGGGGAGGGGCCAATCGGCGGATTGAAGGTAGGCAGTGCCATTATCGACCTCTACGGTTGAGCGCGTTGCCCGGCCGCTGCTGCTTGCGAACCTCGTCAGCAATGACCGTGCGCATGGTGACTTCCATCTGCTTCGCCATCTTCTTGGCGAGATCCTCGTTCTGCTCGGGCGTGCCGGCAGAGCCGTTGACGGTGATCGGCGCATTGATCTGGAAGGCCTGGTTCTGCTGGAACGAGCCCATCGCTTCCATCTGCTCGGGCGTGAAGACGCCTTCACCCTTCTTGGCGATGATCGGCACTTCAGACGGCAGCAGGCCCTTATTGACGATGCCGCCGGTGTGATACTTCTTGGCGCCGATGAAGCTGACGGGCGATGCCATACGGCCGCGCAGCGCAGTCTGGCCGATGATGCCGCCGGTGTGGGCCATCGGGAACAGCTTCTTGCCGCCACCCATCTTGCCGCCCTTGCCAACTGCCGCACGCGCAGACACCGCCGCGCTGGCCTTACCCTTGCCGCCCATGAACTGCGACATGAGGTATTTGATGCCCATGTTGATGATGTCGCGCAGGATGCCGCGGATCGCCTGACGCAGATCACCGGTGCCCATGATCAGGTCGGTGAGGCCGTCGGCCATCGATTCCATCCAGCGTGCAGACGCCTGGGCAAGATTGCCCTGAAGGTCGCCCCACTCCTTCATCTGACGTGCGAGCGGGTCGGCCTGCTGAGCATATTTCTGGCGAATGAGCGCCTTCTGCTCCTCGGCGAACTGCGTGATCGTAACCTCGTCTTCGCCGGCGGCACGCGCCATCTCGATCCAGCGGTCGACGCGCGCGAGATCCTGCTGCATTGCCTGCTCGCGGATCTGAGCCTGCGTCATCACCGACTGCTGAAGCTCACGACGCTCGGCAGCAAGTGCCGCCTGACGCTCAGCCGACTCGATCTGGCGCTGCTGACGGATAGCTGCGTCGCGCTCCTCGATCAGAGCCTTGACTTCAGGGTGATCGTTGCTGCCGTAGAGCTTCTTGCGGCGCTCGATCGCCTCGTCATACTTCTTGATGAGCTCCGTCAGCTCGCGGCTCTGGCCTTCATAGAGCGGATCGCCAACCTTCTGGCGTGCCTCGCCCAGCTTGCGCTCGCGCTCGAGGCGGTCTTCCTGAAGCTCCTTCAGGTCGCGCTCGTCTTCCTTGCGCAGCTTCTCGTTCTCGGCCAGCTTCTTGTTGAGCGCGTCGAGTTCCTTGGCCGCCTTGATGATTTCGGCGTATTCCGGAGCGTCCGGGTCGCGGCTGGAGTTCGGACCAATGCCGCCCTTGGTGATCTTGTCGATCACCATCTTGTGGACGGAGCCAAGCTTCTCGGTGCCTTCAGATGCCTCGCGGATCTTGGTCTTCAGCTCCTCGAGGAACTCGAGGCGCTCCTGCTCAGCGGCCTGCTGATCCAGCTCCTCGCGCTTGGGCAGAAGCTTCTCGGCTTCCTTCTCAAGCTGTTCGGTGACGCGCAGGCGATCCTTCAGAAGATCATTGTGTTCCTGAAGGAGTGCGTTCGACTGCGGCGTTGCGACCGGACCAATGGGCTTCTGCTCAGGTGCGGCGTTCGAAATGGTCGGACCAATCGAGGCGCCCGACATCTGGCGCCCGTAAGCCTCGCGGATCACGTCCGGAGAAACGCGGCGCAGACCTTCCCACTCGTTGCGAAGACCCGCCACGTCGTTGCCGCGGCCCTTCATCAGCGCGATAGCAAGCTGATCCTGAAGATCGGGCGTAAAGAGCATGTCGCCCGACAGGCCAAGCTTCTTGCGCAAATTGCGCAGGGTCTTCTGCACGATCTGGTAGCGACCGACAGCCGACGAATTGAAGTGGTTGCCCGGGTGGCGCAGCATCTGCGTCTGGAGCGCGTCGATCTCGTCGAGCGTCATCGCGACGAGGTTGCGCGGACCACCGGTGAAGCGGCCATAGGCGAGGGTTTCGTTGTAGCCGCGGCCCTTGTCGGTGCCCTCGGCGCGGCCAATCAGATCAAGGAACGAGCCGGCGTGACGGGTGATTGCCTCGCCGCCGGCATGAGCGCCAGGCGCAAGGAAGCTGCCAGTAAAGCCGCCGAGCGAGTTCATCGCACGCGTGGCGAACTGGTCGAAATTCACGCCATCGAGCGCGCCGGACAGATTGTGGATCGTGGAAACGAGATTGCGTGCGGCCTTGTCGACGTTCTCGACAGCCTTGACCGCCGCGTCACCAAACGCGTCTTCCTTGATCGCACGGCCAACCTTGGCAGCAGCGCCTTCCTGGTTGCGGAACTCGACATTGGCGCCGCCGATTGCCTCGCGGATCTTCTCGATCGAGCCAAGGCCCTCGTAGTAGCCGTGCTTGAGGCGCAGGATGAAGCGCTCTTCGTCGGAAAGCTCACGGCCCATCCGGCGCTCAATGAGCTCCATCTCGTCTTCGATGAGCTTCAGGCGCAGTTTCTCAAGGTCAGCCTCAGCCTTCGACTGGCCCTTCATCAGCCGGTCGAGCACTTCCTTAGCCTCGGCCGCCTTGACGAGCTTGTCGTGCAGCTCCTGGACTGCCTCGCCACCTTCCTCGACCGAGCCGAAGTCGCCGTTCTGGATGCGCGCCCACATTTCGGTGGCAGCACCCGATGCGCCGGCCATCTTGGCCTTGATGCCTTCGATTTCCTCTTCGAGAGTATTGAGGATCGACTGACCGGCCTGAACCTTCTTCTCCTGACCGCCGGCGGCCTTGAGGTGATCAATGCCGAAGCCGAGCTCTGCCTCGCGCTGCTTGCGAAGGTCAGCAAGGCGCGTCTGAAGGTGCATGATGCGCAGCTCGTAGTGACGCTTTTCAGCCTCACCGACCTGCTCCATCTTCTCTTCCTCGGCCTTCAGCTCATCGAGAATGATCCGGCGGGTCTCCTCGTAGAGCTGCGCACGCGCGTCGGCGAGGTTCTTCTGATACTGCTCCTGAAGCGCGGTGAACGACTTGCCGGTCTCCTCGACCTTTGCGCGCTCCTCGTCGTATTCTTCGCTGAGGTCGGTCGTCAGCTGGCGATAGCGACGCTGGATGTCAAAGAGCCGGTCTTTGAGCTTGCGATCAAGCGCCTGGATTGCCTGTTCTTCCTCGCGGTTCTGTGCGGCCAGAATTGCATCGTCGCCCTCCACCCGCGTGTCCTTGATCTTCTTGCGCAGAGCCTCGAGGTCTTCCTCGAACTTGCGGATGTTTTCCTCGTGCCGGCGGCGGCCCGCTTCGCTCAGGTTCGGATTGGCAAGGAAGTTCCGGTGGATCTCGATCTGGCGCATGAGGGACTGCTCTTCGGAGAGCAGTTCATCGATGCGATCCTGAACGGTCTGTTCCGCGATCTTCTTGGACGCGGCGCCGAACTTGATCAGCTCCTCGTAAGCCTTCTCCGTCTTGGAGCCGAGCAGCCCGAAGTGATCTGCAAGCAGATAAATCGCAGAGCCAAGGGCGATGATGACAGGCGCAAAAGCGGCCGCGCTGGTAATGATCGCACGCATGGCCGTCGCCGCAGCAAGGCCGGCATACTGAAGACGGACGAAAGTGTTCGAAAGGGTCAGACCTGCCGAGTTCGCCAGCACCCACATCGAGTGAGCGTCCATCATGGACTTCGCAAAGCCGCGCATGGCAACGGCGCTCGAAGTCATGGTCAGCGCCAGCGAGTTGAGCAGGCCATCAAGCATTCGCAGGCCAATGCCCGTCGCAGCGATCGTTGCAATACCTACGAGCTCGCTGCGGAACTGCCAGGCGCTTTCAATGATCGTGCGGAAGACCTGGACGCCGGCATTGAGCGCATTGCCGAGGTCCAGCGACAGCTGCTTGGCGATGTTGCCGCTCAGGAAGTCGTTGAGGTCGACGAGCTGGTTCTTGATCTGGTCGAAGAAGCCGGTGCCGCCCTCATTCGTTGCCAGCATCTGGAGGTTGGTTTGCAGCTGCGAGACCTGGCCCTGGAAGGAGCGCATCATGCGCTGGGCCGAGCCGCCGAAGGTGCGATTGACCTCCTGATAGAACTTCTCAAGGGCAGAGCTTGCAGCAACGGTGCCGGTCGAGATGGCCTTCGACAGATCGGCCACCGACACGCCCATTGCGCGCGCCATGATCTGCATTGCGCCCGGCATGGACTCGCCGAGCTGCTGGCGCATTTCTTCCATCTGGATGACGGACTTACCCGCCATCTGCGAGATACCGAGAACAATGCGCTCAAGGTGCTGGTCGGAGCCGCCGAAGGCTGCGACACCATCGGTCAGGGCCTGAAGTGCGCCGGCGGTCGGGTCAATGCCGGTAGCCTTCAGCTTGACGAATGCGCTCGAAACGGCGCGCAGCGAGAAGGGAACCTGCTTGGTCTGCTCACGAAGATAGGCGACGTTCTGAGCAGCGTCCCTCATCGGGTCGTCCTTGGTGGACATACCCGCCATGAGGTAGGTCAGGCGTTCCATCTCGGCGTTGATTTCGACAATCTTGCCGAGCCAGCCATTAGCTGCGCGGCCGATCGCGCCGATACCCATAGACAGGGTGCCGGCAACGATCGACACGTCACGCAGGGATGCAAGGAAGCCCCGCGACGCCTGCGCCGCGGAAGCCATCGAGGTTACGACACTCTGGCCGTTCTGAGCGAACTGGCGCAGCCGCGGATTGGCCCGGACGAGCTGCCGCTCGAACTCCGCCATCGACTGACCGGCACGCAGCAGACCGCTGGTAAAGGAGCCGTCGGCAAGCTGGAGTTCAACGCGAATTGCAGTCATCGTCCTATCCTATAAGTAAGCGCTTCCTTACCTCTTGCGGCGCGCTTGAGCAGCCAGTTTGCGTTTGAGGGCACGCAGACCCTCGCGATCAAATTCAGGATCAAGACCCGTTTCCGGATCGATCTGAATGACGGGAGGAACGTTCTTCGGCTTCCAGACGTAGACCTGGCCGACCTGCTTCTCGAGGAACTCGGTGGCTGCCTTGTAGCTTTCGACGCTCGTAACCGAGGCCAGAAGCTGGAGCTGCCGCAGGTCTTTCTTGGCCCTTAGCCTGTCGATCTGGTTCGAAAGGAACCAGAACCTTTTCAGCGACAGGTTCAGAAGCTCGTCGAAGCTCATCCCGTATTCGGAAAGCACCTCGGCGAACAGGAATCCAAAATCGATGGATTCTAGCCCGCCGTCGGGGCGTTTCCCGACTTTTCAGCCTCCTTGGCCTTCTCCGGATTGTCGGTGACGATTTCACCGCCAAGGCCGCGAGCGATTTCGGAAAGCTTCTGAAGGTTGTCGATCGGCCAGGAGCGGATCTCATTCTCCGGGAGCGTCGGGAAGGCACGCGCGACGATACCGATCATCACTTCGATTTCCTGGACGAGCGAAGCGTTCTTACCCAGGCTCTCGATCGCCTTCATGTTCTCGATGAAGTCCTCGACCGTTGCCGTGCGCATCTCATGCTTCTGACCGTTCACCTGAATGGTGACGAGCGGCTCGCGCTTGATTTCGTCCAGGTTGATAAACTGCGTCATAGTCAGTTCCGTTTGAGGTGGGTTGATAAAGGTTCGCCGGCGT